GTATTGTTTACCACTGTGTCTCTCAGCGATACTTTGTAAACGCTCAAGGGCTTCAAAGAACATTATGATTTCTGATAGTCAGCGTAAAAGAAATGTCCACCTATACGGGCCACATAGTGTTTCTGACGTGCCCAGGGTGGTCTTACTCCGGCGGCGTGGAAATACAATGCGTCACTGTATTTGTCCTGCCAGTCTGCATAGTTGCCTCGCAACAATGCTGTGGCTACTCGTTGACTTTCTGCCCAGCGTTCGTCAGCTTCTTTGGGTTTGCGAACAAACATACATTTCCAACTGAACTGGCATACAGGTACTTGATCCATTTTGATTTCAGTTATTGTTCTTGGTTCAGGACGACCAAACCAACCGGTATTTACTACTTCGGTTTTTTTGACTGTGCGTTCACGAACCACAACGGTGCGTTGACCGACCACTGAGCAAATGGAGTTACCAAAACGACCATCGCGGACGCGGTTAATGGTAACCATGGCCACTGCTACTTTGCCTTCTTCGGGTTCGCCGCCAGCTTCATAGTAGATATTGTGCGCAAGGCAGTCTATGTCCTTGCTGGTGACTGTGATGTCTACTATGGGTGTCATAATAGCATCTACCAAGGTATCCAAGCGACTTTGCGCCTGTGTTGTTACTGCGTTAAAAAAACTCTGTTGTACTTCTTCTGCTTGACCGGGTGCCATTACGGTCAGGGCTAATATTGCTACGATAGTTGAAACAATCGTTCTCATACTGTCCTCCTTTGGTTGTACATTCTTTTTAAGGAATGTAAGATATTTACGGCCATATCTCAGTAGTTATAATACTACATAAGTCTTAACAAGTCAAGGTAAGTAGTGTTTCTTGGAGAAATTGGCCGTTATAACCCTACTTATTTTGGGATAAGTATGTAGTTAATGGTACGTTTTGCTTGGCAGCATTTGAAATGGCAGAATTAGGATCGGCATTGTTGTTAAGGACAATTCCTCGTGATCCCAACAATTGAGTATTGATAGTTTCTGCCACAGTCGCACGTAAGGTATCACCGGCAGCATCGTTGGTAATTAAATTGGCAAAAAATTGATAAGTTTCCAGTCGGTCTCGATCTGCCGCTGTGCTGTAAAAATTCTGTGCAAAGCTGTTTAGTGCTGTAACAGTACCACTGTAGTCTACTCCAGCAGCTTTGAGTGCGGCAATTTCTGTTTGTACATTGGCCCACATTGTGTTATAGGCTGTTTGGCAAAGAGTCAAATTGGCACTGGCAGGAATAGCGTTCAATGCAGATGTTACTGATGCTACGTTGGCCACCACTGTGTTGGCATTGCCGGCAGCAGAGTTTGCCATAAATTGATTGACACAGACAACCAAGTTGCTCATAGCAGATGTAACTGCCGGAGTAACCACTGTGTTATAGTAGTTGTTCAATGTAGTTAAATTGGTAACATAACTGCCGCCGCCGACTGCTCCTAACATATCGCTGATAATGAGATTTTGAAATGGGCCAGATCCTTTGATGCCGTTGGTCAATACTGATACATTGTTTAACAGTGGAGTGGTGCTGGTAGTTGAAGTATTGCTCAGCGCAGGTACCACAACACTGGATAAAAACGCTGAGAGATCGGCCCAGGATTTAAAATTGCCTTGTCCTATTTTGTTGTGTACCAGCTGACCAAATGTGGCAAAAGTGTTGGCACCAAGGCTGTTTAATATTGGCAGGACGTTGGCAGGAACCACCCGAGTGATATCTAAAAAGTCATTGAGATTGCGTATTGCAGCAGTATTGCCAGTAAAGTTAGTGGCTGATATAATAGCTGATAAATCACTACCGGTGACATTGGCATAAATGTTTTGTACTACTGCTGGGCTACTACCAGTCACTACTGTAGTTGTGGTCACAGTGGCCAAACTTGGCAAATCAACTTGCCCAATCAGGCTTCTCGATGTGGTTGAAGAAGCCACTTGACTTGTGGTAGTAGTAGATGAGGGAATAGTGGTCAGATCTGACACATCCAATCCCACGCTGGTCAATTGATCGGAAAGATTACCATACGTGCCAAGTTTTTGACTGAGTAAATTTTTTCCAAACACATAGGTGTCGCCGGCTGTGGCAATGTTTTTGATATCATACATTGTGCCCCACCCACTGACAGCAGTAGCGATCGTTGGGCCAACATTGCCAATTCCGCCGGTTGCCAAATCGCCCGGCCCCGTAAATCCAATTCCAGAGTCGGCATAAGTTTTTCCACCAAGCATAAATGCACTGGCCACCACATCAAAACTTGAAATGGTATATGCAGCCACAGTGGTGTACACATTGGCAAATGTGGCCAGGCCACCTGAGAATGGACCAGTTGCTTGATTGCTTATAGTAGTGCTGAATCTTGGTTTGTAATTACCGGCGATGTTGCCGTACACCAACGGCCTGTTTGTGATATAAACCAATGTGTCGGTTGGACAAAGATCCAATATCCAACGATTGGCACTTGATCCACCTATTGTGCTCAATACTGGCATTAGGTTAGCGGCCGCATTGGCATCGGTTTGTATGTAGGCAAAAAGATTTGCCAATTGCACAATGGGGGTGTGTGCTTGAAATGCAGAAATCTGCGCAATCAGATTGGCGTTGGGAGCCAACCCTTGGCCTGAAAGGATAGTACTAGCGGCGTTGAGAGCGAGTGCGGTTGCCATGGTTACCCAATGTTAACATCTGGACTACCGCTGGCAACTTTGTGTCCGCATTGAAATGGGTCGCCTACACGTGCGGCTGCTTTACCACCAAAGAAAACTGTGCTACTGCCCGACACAATGGGATTGGGCACGTGGGGTCTGTGTGGTCGACCATATGGTGCGTGATCTCTATCCATACTGCCTACCACTGCCGCTGGTTTGCCGTTGATCAACACGGAATCAACACACTCACTGGTAATTGCACCATCGCTGGTGTCTGGGTCACCTTTTCTTGCGGCTGCTGGCATTAGGTAATTATTCCTTTTGACGCTGGTTCAATACCTGTGGTAGTGCGGATATAGTGATTTTCAATATCTTTGATTACAGGACCGTGCATAAGAATATGCTCGTTTTTCAGCGTTACATTAGTATTTATATCCGCAGAAATCAGGCTTTGCATCAGGCCTAGACCTTGTGGGCTTGGAATAACAGTACAAGGACGACTGACTACAAATCCAGCTGATCCTTCACTTACAAGTTTGGCAATGATTTCATCACCAGTGACGATTTTGAAGCAAACGATGTCGCCTGCTTCATATCCTTTATTGATTAACATTTACTATCCTTTTAGTTGATTGAAAAACTCTTCTGACTGCTTTTTAAGACCTTGAAATCCGCCTTCTACTAACAACTTGCCGTCCTGGTAGATTTGTGGAACTGTACGATGACCTTCACTTAAAACAAACTCACGTGCTTCGGGTGTTTCATCAATTTTGATTTCTTCGAATGCAATGCCTTTTAATTTTAACAACGATTTTGCTTGATCGCAAAATGGGCAATGATTTTTTGAATATACTGTGATCATTATAAACTAAATCCTTTAAATGTGTCTTTGTCGACATCTTGTTTTGTACCACCAATTACATAGGTGGTAATTTCTGTTTCTTGCGGTGCTACCTGTACTTCAGCACCAGCAATCCATTTGGCTGTCCAAGGTAACGGATTACTTGAGCCTGGCTTCATACCACAGTCGAGTCCCACTGCTGTCATACGTTTGCAGGTCAACCAATCCACATACTGGCTCAACAACACTTCATTGAGACCAATCATTGATCCATCTTTGAACAGGTACCGGGCCCAGCTTTTTTCTTGTGCAGCAGCTGCCAGAAACATTTGCTCACACTCGGCCTTGGTTTCAATTTTTAACAATGCATAGTCTGGGTCATCTGTAGGCAATAATTTTAACAGGGTTTGCGTGGACCCCAAGTGTACGTTTTCGTCCCGGGCTATAAGTTTAATTATCTTGGCATTGCCTTCCATCTTTTTTAATTCCGCAAATGCCCAACTGCAAGCAAAACTAACATAAAAACGAATACCTTCTAATGCGTTGACTGAGTTTAATGCCAACCACAATTTCTTTTTAAGTTGATACATATCCACAACAATCTTTTTACCATTGACTGTATGCTCGCCCAAACCCAACATACGATACCAATTGCCATATTCAATCAGATCATCATAGTATTTGCTGATGTCTTGAGCACAGGCCACAATTTCGTCCAGCTCCAACAGCTCGTCAAAGATTTCGCTGGGATTGGCATACACGTTGCGGATAATGTGTGTATAACTACGACTGTGAATAGTTTCGTTAAATGCCCAAGTTTCAATCCAAGTTTCCAATTCAGGAATAGTGGCCAATGGAAGAAAGGCCAAATTTGGACTGCGACCTTGCACACTATCCAACAGGATCTGACGCTTCAGGTTGCTGGTAAAAATATGTTGTTCAAAGTCGGTTAGTTCTTTGAAGTCTTTGGCATCACGCATAACGTCAATTTCTTCTGGACGCCAAAAGAACCCCAGTTGCTTGTCAGTCAATTTGTCAAACTGACGATACTTCAATACGTCGTAACGCTGTAC